GTTTAACAGCCAAGATAAGCCACGGCCTTATGTTGAAATGGGCATATGGAATGCAGATGGTAAGTTTGAGGCTAGTGCTTTTTCCAGACTTCAACTTGATGAGAAGTACAGGCTGAATTTTGTCATTGCTACGACACTGGATGATACCCGGCTAACTGGCGGTTATCGTCATGGTGTCGATATTTCTCTCGGCTATGACGGCGCAATTTTGTATGCAATTATTGGTACTAGCGATGATTCAACTGTTGTCCTAGTATCACAGTCACTTAGCGGTTTTAGTGAGGTTTGCGCAACAATTAAAGCCCTGATCAGCTTAGATATAGATAAGGCAATGCCAAACGCAATCATTAGTTAGTGCAACATAGTTTCGTCGAGAAAGAATCGGCACATACCAATTTTAAGGCTCACTTCGGTGGGCCTTTTTTATTTAGCTCCCGTCAAAACAGTCAATCACTGAAAACACCCTCACACTTTCGAATGACTACGACGGGAGCTATTCCCTACACAACAGCATACGAACCCGACCAATCGCCGGGATTAATTTCCCCAATGGGGAGGCAGGATATGAGAATGCACAACTCCCCGGATGTATGGACGCTGATAGTTACATGGATTGCAGAGCACAGAGGTGAATTAGTCAGCGCGCTAATTGCTGCGGTTATGGCTTTACTGCGAGGGTGGTATGCGGGTGGTGGGCGAACACAGCGAATGCTTGATGCTGCGATGTGCTCAATCATTGCCTGGTTCCTGAAAGACATCCTTGTATTGCTCAGTATCGATCAGGGTTGGGCGATGGTATCAAGCGTCTTTATTGGTTACCTCGGCACTGACTATATCGGATCGGTGCTTAAACGCATCGTTGGCAATAAGACAGGGGCTGGCAATGCAAATCAGTAATAACGGAATAAACAAACTTAAAGTCGAAGAGGGTGAAAAGCTCATCGGCTATAAAGACACTCGCGGAATACCGACAATCGGCGTGGGCCACACTGGAATAGTGGATGGCAAGCCGGTTTCTGTTGGCATGGTTATCAGCAAAGACAAATCATCTGAGTTGCTGCGCTCTGATTTGGCCTGGGTTGAAAAGTCCATCGCAACTAACGTGAAATCCCCCCTTACTCAGAACCAGTACGATGCGTTGTGTAGCCTGATATTCAACATCGGGCCGACCGCATTCGCTAATTCTACCGTGCTGAAACGTCTTAATGCTGGCGACTACCAAGGAGCTGCCGACGCATTCCTGATGTGGAAGAAGGCCGGAAACAACCCGGATATATTACTACCGCGCCGCCAGCGAGAAAGGGCGCTGTTTCTATCATGAGCCGCGTAACGGCAATACTCATTGCTGTGCTTGTCGCTTCACTGTTTGGACTAACTTACTACCACTACAGGGTGCAATCACTCAATCGTGATGTAGCCGAGTTAAGCAAGGTAGCCAAGCAGCAACAAGCCACTCTCGACCAGATAGAAATCCAGAGCCAAATCGTAGCCGCTATCGATATCAAACACACCAAGGAACTAGCAGATGCCAAATCTGAAAATGAGCGCCTTCGTGCTGATATCGCTTCTGGCACTAAGTGGTTGCAGCTCAACGCCACATGCACAAAGCCAGTGCCCAAAACCACCGGCCCCGCCAGCGACCCTGATGATGCCAGCGCCAGACTTACTAACGCCGCTGAACGGGATTATCTCAGTCTCCGCGAGCGAATCGGAATTGCCACGAGCCAAATAAACGGCTTGCAGGACTACATCACTAACGTGTGCCTGGCTAAGTAGAATTCCCCCGACAAGGAATAGATAGCTTCTCTCGATGGAGGTGATCGCCTGTTTCACTGGGCCTATCTTGGCGGCTCGGAAAGACGAGAAGTGGTGTAGCAACGCCGAGAGGAGTAGCAAAGCCGCGAATCAGAGTGGAAAGAAGTATTGAATCAAGTGATATATGGCTTTGGGGTTTTTACCTAAGAACCAAAATGCGATACCGATTGCTGCAGTAATGTTCATATCAATTTTTATGTTAATCATGGTTTGTTCCTCACGTTTCGGGAGCGACATTGCTTTCCTATAGTGAGTTGTATTAATTATTCCATATAAAACAATTTGTTATGTTTTCACTGAAAACAAAGAAAGGCTCAGTTTAACGACTGGGCCTTTTTTGTACCCGCAATACCCCGTGCACCGAAAGCGCAATAACCCACCGAAGAACCTGTTTAGGAATGAAGCCTGTGGATCCCAGCATGACTGGCGAGTCTCTTCGGGCTGCTATCCATTTCGGCAGGCTTCATCTCTAAAAAGGTAATCGCTATGACATATCCAACCGTGATCGTAAACGGCGTTTCTGTTCGTGTGGACAGCGAAGGCCGATACAACCTGAATGATCTGCACGCAGCCGCTGTATTGAAAGGCGAGGCTACTAATAATCAAAGGCCGAGCCAGTTCATGCGAAGCAAGCAGGTGCGTAAGTTTGTGCAAACATTAAGCGCAGTGCAAAAATGCACGGCGGTAGATTCAGTGAATGGCGGCCCAAACCATGGTGTGTGGGGAATGGAGTTAGTTGCCATACGATACGCAGCCTGGTTAAGCCCTGAATTCGAAATCAGAGTGTATGAAACCTTCCGTGAAGCCGTGCTAAATGGCATCAGTAACATGACTCGACTAAATAGACTCGACCTCCTGATAGCTAATGAGGCGAAAGAGGTTAGCGACAGCGCCCGTAAAATGAATCGTTGGGGGATCGGCGGGCGCAAGAAAATGCTCAATGACACTCGTGAGAATATTATTGACCAGATGGATCCGGATATGGTGGCAATCATGGAGGATAAAGTCGCATGAGTGAACAAACGAATAAAATAATCAGTGACCTGTTATTAAAGGCGAGCAATGGCATTGATTCCGCTGTGGCGTTCAGTCAGGCGCAAATGCCTGATGTTATTGAACAATTAATGCGCTGGAAAATGGCGTCTTATGGTCTAAGGGTATTTACATGCATTTTGCTCTTAGCTTTGATGTGTTTTTTCATTAGAAAGTCATGGCAGTGGCATGAGGGATGTGAAAAGGAAACGGCAGGGCCCGTTGGGCTAATTTTGTCTGGAGCGATAACGCTGATTAGCCTGTTGGTTTTATTCGCTAACGTTGGTAATGTCATCCAGTTGTGGTTCGCTCCAAAGGTTTGGTTGATTGAGTACGCGGCTGACTTAATAGCCACAAAGTGAAATAACAGGATTGAGAGCCACTTTCACAACGGCTCTCAATCATTACAGACAAAAACCAGAAGAAGGAACAGAAGAATGATGACGATAAAGTTTGTATACAAAGAGGCAGAAGAGCGAATTCACGAAGCGACAGAAGTCCGGTTATCGAAGAGCGGTAACCTGCACGTCACGCGCCCAGACAAGACGACTGATGTAGTTGAGCTGAGTCCCGGCACTACTGTCTACGTGGCTAACGATGCGGGTAAAACGGTATCTCGATACTTTGGGCTAAACAAAGAAGAACCGGAAACCGGCATTCAATTGCAATGTGCGTAATTTATAAAACTCTGCAAAAGGTGCTCATGAAGTGCCTTTGACAGAATCTTATATAGGTTTTCACATATCGAGGTGTCGGCCAATCAGCGGCTGAGACTTTACCAACCAGCGGAATATTCTGTTATGGCTAATTCAGACATACAAATGAAGCGGCCATATCCGCCATTATCATTCATCAATGAGTTCAGACCACACATTGAATTGGTTCCCGCCACTGAAGTGCTTGAATGGGTTAACAGTCAAATACTCAGTGACGAAGGCGAGCTACACAATCCCGACCACGGACACTTAATTGACGCTGACATAAAAATCATGTGGGCATCATCTGCGTTTGAAAAGCAGGGCCGCACTGTCCTTGGTCAAGCCGAACAGGTAGCAATGAGAGCCGGTGGCTGGCAAAAGGCCCGAATGGAGCAACAGATGTATGAATGGTTTGGTGATGTGCCGACATTCATCATCACCCTGGCTGCTGATTACTGTGCTCAATGCTCTGACCTTGAGTTCTGTGCACTGATAGAACATGAGCTTTATCACATCAGTCACGCAAAGGACGAATTCGGCGCACCAAAGTTCAACAAAGAAGGGCAGCCGGTATTGAAACTGCGCGGTCATGACGTTGAAGAGTTTGTCGGTGTAGTTCGCAGATATGGTGCGAGCGTTGAAGTCCAAGAAATGATTGACGCAGCAAACAATAAACCAGAAGTAGGCAATCTCAATATAGCGAGGGCGTGCGGGACGTGCCTGCTGAAACTGGCCTGATTAGTTACATTACGTTAGTCATGGAGGATGCCAATGGCTGCACTAAAACCAGAGGTCAAAGCCTTCATAGTTCAAGCCTTGGCCTGCTATGACACCCCCTCGCAAGTGGTCGCGCAGGTGAAACAAGAATTCAACCTCACCTTGACTCTTCAGCAGGTTTCTTCATACGACCCGACAAAGGCGATTGCGAAGAATCTCGGGCAGAAATGGATAGACCTTTTCAACTCAACTCGCTCCCGCTTTCAAACTGAAATATCCGACATCCCAATTGCCAATCGCGCTTATCGACTTAGGGCGCTCGACCGTATGGCTACAAAGGCTGAGACCATGAAAAACTTTGCTATGACCGCTCAATTAATGGAGCAGGCCGCGAAAGAGGTTGGCGATGCGTATACCAATAAACAGAAAGTTGAACACTCAGGCGGGATGTCTATTAGCTCAGTAGCATCAGTAATGGATGAGATAGGAGATGATGACCTGTAAGAGGTGGCTGTGTTAACTGATAAACAGAAAAAGCTGCTAAAGAACAGGTTCTGGCGTCTTAATCACCTCTACAAAATCAAAGACAAAAACGGAAAGTGCGTCACTTTCAAAATGACTCCTGAACAATTGGAGTATTTCGACGGTATGCACGACCGAAACGTGATCCTAAAGGCAAGGCAATTAGGTTTCACGACAGAGGTTTGCATCATCCAGCTTGATCTCGCACTGTTCCATAAAAAAGAATGTGCACTTATCGCTCACTCCCTTCCCGATGCAGAGCGCCTGTTTCGAAATAAAACCCAGTACGCCTACCGGCTTTTACCGGATGATATTAAGCGAGCAAATCCTTTAACCAAGGAAACGACGAGCGAATATGTGTTTGATAAAGGTGGCAGCGTAACGGTATCCACATCGTTTCGTGGCGGTACGCTATACAGCTTGCACGTTTCGGAGTTTGGCAAGATATGCGCGAAGTACCCAGAGAAGGCCAAAGAGATAGTAACTGGTGCCTTCGAAGCTGTGCCGCTGGGTGGAAAGATAACCCTTGAGAGTACCGCCGAGGGGCGCGCAGGCTATTTCTACGATTACTGCCAGGATGCAGAGAAAGCGCAACTCCAAGGGAAGGAACTTTCAAATCTCGACTGGAAGTTCTTTTTCTTCTCCTGGTGGAAGAATCCACAGTACGCAATCGACCCTGTTGAGGCTTTACCACAGCGCCTGGTTGATTACTTCGCTGAGATGGAAGCTAAGCACTGCGTTCATCTTAACGAGCGCCAGAAATCCTGGTACTACGCCAAAGAAAAGACGCTCGGCGATGACATGAAGCGGGAATATCCAACCATCCCCGCCGAAGCATTCCAGCAATCAGTCGAAGGCGCTTACTACGCCAAACAATTCCGCTGGCTTTATACCAACAAGCGGATCTGCAAATTACCTGATAACTCACATCTGCCGGTTCACACGTTCTGGGATATCGGTGTGGGTGACTCAACGGCCATCTGGTTTGTTCGTGAGGTGGGCGAAGAATTCCACATTATCGACTACTACGAGAACTCAGGCGAAGGCTTGCGGCACTACATGAAGATCCTAAAAGACCGTGGCTATACGTATGGCGACCATTGGGGGCCGCACGATATCGAAAACCGTGAATTCGGCTCTGATGCCAAGTCTCGCAAAGAACTGGCGCGGGAAGGCTATGAAATTGATGGGCAGATTTATTCCATGACATTCAAAGTGGTGCCGAAAACTGGCGTCGATACCGGCATCGAGTCTGTGCGTGAAATCTTACCCAAGTGTGTCTTTGATGATGAGAAGTGCGCTGAAGGCATAACTCACCTCGAAGGATATCGGAAGGAATGGGACGATAAACGCGGCTGCTGGAAAGACAAACCATTTCACGATCACACCTCTCACGGCTCTGATGGGTTCCGCTATTTTGCAGTAGCGAAGAACAATAAGCGCACATACAAAACCACGGTTCGCCAATTCTCAGCTTAACTGGATACAAAAAAATGACGGATGACGTTCGCAAAAGATCGCCCAAAATCGAGGCCATCGCCGAATGCTGGCCGATGATTATGGCCTTGCGAGGCGGCACTACGGCAATGCGTAAGGCGGGGAAGATTTACCTTCCTCAGTGGCCCAATGAAGATGACGGGTTTTATAAAAGTAGGCTCAATACGGCAACTCTGTTTCCAGCATTTGCACGAACCGTTGAAGTATTGAGTGGTAAGCCATTTTCACGGCCTGTCACTTGGGCTGAAGATGTGCCGGCGCGAATAGCTGACATGTTTGACGATATCGACATGCAAGGCAGAAACTTGCATAGCTTTCTGGCTGATGTCTGCGAAGAGGCTATAAGCAATGGTATTTGCGGAATTCTTGTTGAACACCCTCCAGTGGATACCGGACTGACGATCGCTCAAGAAAAAGCGATTGGTGCACGTCCTTATTTTGCGACGATTTTAGCTAATAGTCTTTTGGACTATAAATCAACGCGCGTAAATGGGCAGGAGACTATTACCCAGTTACGTTTTGTTGAAATGGTAGCCGAGGAAACTGATAGCGAATTTGCTGAAAAAATAGTTGAGCAAGTCCGTGTTATCGATATAGGCAGGTGGCGCACCTACCGAGAAAAGAAAAACGAAATCACAGGCGTGAAAGAGTGGTTGCTACACGACGAAGGAACAACAACTTTACAAAAAGTTGCATTTGTCCCTGTTTACGGCGATCGCATTGGCTTTATGCAATCCAGACCTCCGCTTGTAGAACTTGCTCACATGAATGTTGAGCACTGGCAATCGAAGAGTGATCAGCAAACAATCCTCCATGTTGCCAGAGTCCCCATCCTGTTTGGTAAAGGGATGGATCAAGACCAAGTAATTACAGTTGGTGCAGCCAGTGCGGTAATTTCCGAGAAAGATAACGCCGACCTAAAATATGTTGAGCACTCAGGTAAGGCCATTGAGTCAGGGCGGTTAGATATCCTTGATTTAGAGGATAAGATGCGGCAAATAGGCGCTGAGCTTCTTGTGGTTAAGCCCGGCAGAACAACAGTTGCCCAGACATTGGCAGAGAATGAGGCTGGCACCTGTGCGCTACAGAGGATCGTTGGTGACCTTACCGATGCAGCAAATCAGGCGCTGCAATTTATGGCTGACTGGATTCATGAAGAAAAGGGCGGACATATATCAATATTCCGTGATTTCGGAGCAGCAACGCTTGCTGAGGCTTCAGCAGAACTTTTGCTTGAAATGAATATTGCCGGCTCTCTTTCTAATGAAACGCTATTTAGTGAGATTCAACGACGCGGCATGATAAGCGGCGACACTAAATGGGAAGATGAAGAGGAAAAAATCAAATCACAGCCACCACGCCCTGGGCCAACAAAAACTAGCCTTACCGCTTAACACAAACCAAGCCACTTAATAGCCCATGCAAACGCGTGGGCTTTTTTATTGCTGAAATCTGCGGATGCAGAACGGCGCATCGGGCCGGATGGCTCAACTAAAAGGTTGGATGACCACAATGAAACTGAAACTCGACGAAAACGGCCATGTAGTTGTAACTGATGGCAAACCTGTTTATGTGCAGGACGATGGTAAAGAAGTTCCTTTTGATGCAATTGGTACTGTTGCAACAATTTCACGCCTGAATGGTGAGGCTAAATCACACCGTGAACGTGCTGAAGCTGCTGAAACAGCACTGAAATCCTTTGAAGGGATTGCAGATCCTAAGCTGGCATTAAAAGCCCTCGAAACTATTAAAAATCTCGACGACAAGAAACTGGTGGATGCCGGTGAAGTCGATAAAGTCCGCGCAGAAGCTATCAAAGCAGTTGAGGACAAGTACGCTCCAATTATCCAAGAGCGCGATGCACTCAGTGCCAAATTGGTGGCTGAAAAAGTCGGTGGTAGCTTCGCTCGTTCGGAGTTCATAGCTAAAAAAATGGGTATTCCTGCCGACATGGTAGAAGCTCGTTTTGGCAAAAACTTCAAACTCGAAGGCGATAGCGTCATCGCTTATGACAAGTCAGGTAACAAGATTTTCAGTGCAAGCAATCCCGGTGAACCTGCTGGTTTTGATGAAGCGCTGGGGATCCTCGTCGAGCATTACCCGTACAAAGACCAAATTCTTAAGGGGACCGGCGCATCTGGCGGCGGATCTGGCGGAGGCAATGGTGGTACGGGTGGAAAAACAATCTCACGCGCCCAATTCGAGTCACTCAGCCCTCAACAGCAGAGCGAGCAGGCTATTGCTGGCGTTCAAATTACCGATTAATAGGAATTAAACTCGATGTCCAATACCTTAACCAGTCTTATCCCTGACCTGTATGCTTCCTTGGACGTCGTGTCCCGCGAACTTGCAGGCTTTATTCCATCGGTAACGCTTGATGCGTCAGCCGAACGAGCGTCATTAAATCAAGCAATCCGCATCCCTATCACTCCAGCATCTCAGGCAGAAGATGTATCGCCTGGTCAGTTACCTCCTGATGATGGTGATCAGACTGTTGGTAATACACCATTCACCATCACCAAATCTCGCATGGTTCCTTTCCGCTGGACTGGTGAAGAGCAGAAAGGGATTAATACCGGCCCTGGTTATGCAGGCATTCGCCGTGACCAAATCGCACAGGCAATGCGTACTCTGGTTAACGAAATTGAAGTGGATTTAGGGAAGCTTGCATTTCTTTCATCCCGCGCATCAGGCACTGCGGGTACAACTCCGTTTGCAACGAACCTCGGCGACACTGCACAGGTTCGTAAAATTCTGTCTGATAACGGTGCTCCACTGAGTGATCTGCAATGCGTAATCGATACTACATCCGGTGCATCGCTACGTACTCTAGCTCAATTAACCAAAGCAAACGAAGCCGGTACTACCGCGCTACGTGCTCAAGGTACTTTGCTGGAATTGCATGGTTTCCAATTGCGCGAATCAGCGGGAGTCGCTGCTCACACACCAGGCACTGGCGCAAGCTATGTAACTAATGGCGCTCTAGCAATTGGTGCGACCACTATCCCCGCTCAGACTGGCACTGGCACTATTCTGGCTGGTGATGTTGTGACTATCGGCGCATACAAATACGTCGTTACCACTGCTCTATCTGGTGGCTCGTTCACCATTGGTGCTCCAGGTCTGCGCGCTGCTGTTGCATCTGGCGCAACAATTACTGGTGTATCTGCCTTTACCGCAAACTTTGCATTCAGCCGCTCTGCGATTGTTCTGGCGACTCGTGCTCCTGCACTGCCAGAAGAGGGTGATATGGCATCTGATCGCATCATGTTGCAAGACCCGCGTACAGGCATGGCGTTCGAAGTCTCTATGTACAAACAGTATCGTCGTGTTCGCTACGAAATCGCTGCCGCTTGGGGCTGCCAGAACATCAAGCCGGCCCATACAGCAATCTTGCTTGGTTAATAAAAAATGCCGCTGGGGAACTGGCGGCGCTTTAATTTTGGAGACTTCTTATGGCTAAGAAAGCTGATAGTACCGATGATGACCAGTCAGTAATCGCATTTGTAACAATGGTTCGTGACGAGATTGCATATCCAGCACCGCACGAGGCACAAGTTCACCCCGACGAAGTGAAAAACTATTACTCAGGCGGCTGGCTAGAGAAGAAAGACGAGGCTAAATAATGTTAACCGATCAGCAAGTATCCGACGTCAGGCGCTATTTGGGTTACCCGATGCTAGGGGATACCACTGCTGATAGTAGCCGTGACTTTGCTTATGGCTGGGTATCCCCCGGCACATGGCAGACATTGCAGCATCGTTTGGACTCTCTGCGCCCGGAAGAAGAAGTAACCGTACTTAATTATCTGGATAAGATTTCTGTGTTGGAAGAAGCCGTGACTGATTCCAGTGAAAATCTTGATACAGACCAAGCCGCCGTTTGGTACCACAACAAAAACGAAGTGAGTGACCGAATGAAACTATTCCGGCTGTGGCGTCGGGAATTGTGCGGATTCATTGGCATTCATCCCGGCCCTGCGCTTGGCCCTGGCGGGACACGTATTGTTAGGGGGTGAGTGTGGATGGTCCAAAGCTACAGGCTAAAATTTATAAGGGTTACGGGCAGGCAGCAAAGCGGATAGGTTATCCATACCAACAATTTCGTGCTACGTCGTCTAGCAACCCATTAGGCACCGAACCACTTCAAACCTTACCAGCCTCATTCACTACAAACTTCAACTACAGCGCCCCAAATAAATACGGACAAGCGACATGGCTTGGATTATTCGATGCAAGACTTTTTACGCCAGGTGATTTTCTTGTTGGGCACCAAGGGACGTACTTTATTGCTGCCATGCAGGACACTTTGCCTATTTATTGTGTGCAGGCTAACCGCGTTATATCAGTTCTACGCGGCAGCATGGAGGCTGGAGTTGGTCAGGTAGGGTATGGCGGGGCGACGGTAGAAAATGAAGTGATGATAATGTCTGGATGGCCTGCCAGCATATTGCAAGGCACTAAGGGTGAGCGAAACGAGGTTAATTTACCAAGTGACGCAAAAACCCCGTGGTTTTCCATCCTCTTTCCAATTTATGGCGACTTAATTCTGCGAACCAGTGACATCATCACCGATGACATTGATCGACGTTATGTCATTTCGAGTGCCGAACTTACTGATATGGGTTGGCGCGTAACTGCAATGCAAGTGATGGTGTGATATGGCTGATCAATCAGATGCACGAAACCTGATCACCTCAAAAGTGGCTGCGGTTATTTACCCAAATGGGACATCACAACCAAGCATTGTTGGTGTCGATGTGAAGATTTACCCTGGCTGGCCAGTACCAAATGTGCTTGAAAAGGATTTACGGGCAGGCGGCCTGCATATCTCTGTTTACCCACTTCCGACAGAGCGCAAAATTGGAACTCAGATTGGTCGCCCATATCGGGTAGTGACTCCTGGCACTCCTACTATTTCCGGTGTGGTATCTGAAACCACAGTAACGTTATCTGGGTCAATAAATACCCCGCAAAACGTATACTTATTGGTTAACAAGGTCGGGCATCAATATGCAATCCAGAGTGGAGATACGCTGACAACAATTGCCACGGCACTAGCAATGATGATTTCAGGTGCAACAAGCACCGGGCCAGTAATTACCATTGCTGGAGCAAGCGAAATCACATTTAGGGCAGGCGGCGTTGGTACTGCTGTTCGCGAGTTGAAGCGGCAGGAAAAGGATTTTCAGATCACCGTCTGGTCACCAAACCCAACTTTACGTGATGTGATTGGATCTGCTCTGGATTCTGCGCTAGCCGAGACCAGCAATGTATCCTTCGCTGATGGTTCGCCAGGTATATTTCTCTACTCCAGATCGTTCGACAGTGATAGCACTGAAAAATACCTTCTTTACCGGCGAGACATCATCTACAGCATTAACTTCGCAACCACTCAAACATCAACAGCTCCGGTTGTCATTGCTCCGGTAATGAACACCAATGGACTGAACCAGCAAATTTAACCATCAGGAGTAAATCATGGCAGAAAAGACTGACGCGCCTATTGTTGCGTCATCTACAACAAAGGCAACCAGTTCAGGCCCTGGCTTTATTCTGGTTGTTCGTAATGCTTTTGCTGATTATGACATCGGGCAAGAAATTACAGACACAGGAGCCATCACCGATATTTTAAGCGGAGAGTTGGCCTGCTACGTAATTAAACGCGCCGTATAAGCCTTCGTTAATTCCACACCAGAACCCGCCAAGTGCGGGTTTTTTATTTGGAGATAGCCATGCCGATTTATCAAGCTGGCAGTTTGAACACAACCGCTCTCACCGCACCGGACTTATACGTACAGGTGATTGCACCACGAACACGTTACATCAACGGCGTAGCAACTGATGGGCTTGGTATCGTCGGTATTGGCAGTTGGGGACCGGTTAATAGCCCTTTCCTGATTGGCTCGGCAAATGATCAGGCACTTTATCTTGGTTCGCCACAAGTACGAAAGTATGACCTGTCCACGGCAGTTTCAATTTCTTTGGAGCTGGGCGCGGCTAATATCAATGCCGTTCGCGTTACTGACGGCACAGATGTGGCCGCAAGCGTGCCGCTGAAAGATACCGCTAGCACTCCAGTTACTGGCGCAACATTAACGGCAATCTACAGTGGTACTCGTGGGAACACGATTCAGGCTGCTATTACCACCGGCACTGCTGTTGGTTCGTTTAAGCTTGTCATTAATTTACCAGGGCAGAACTCAGAAACATTCGATAACCTGACAGGGACTGGAGCAGTATTCTGGACAAACCTCGTCAATGCAGTTAATCGTGGGCAAACCAGCGTGCGTGGTGCTTCACAGTTGGCTGTTGCAACTATTGGCACAAGTACGGTAGTCCCAGATATCACGCAAACCTATACGCTAACAGGTGGCACTGATGGGGCAACAACAATCACTGATACTGTATTGCTTGGTACGGATGGCACAAGCACAACCCGTAAAGGGATGTATGCACTTCGAGGCACCAACTCTCAGGTTATTAACCTGGTAGATGTAACTGACTCGACCGCATGGCCTACGATGAGCACATTTGCCAGTAACGAAGGTTCTTATTCGATTACTCAGGCAAGTGCTGGCACAACCTATGCCGCAACATCGACTTCGCTAAATACTGCCGGCGTTGACGATTGGCACTTTAAGCTTCTGGTTGGCGACTGGGCGTATTGGAAAGATACAGTGAATGGTATTAACCGGATGATTGCGCCAGCCACTTTTGAAGCTGCTAACATTTCATCTCGCTCACCTCACATTTCCACCCTAAACAAGCGCATTAGCAATATCGTGGCGACTCAGCGCTCATTAGCCAGTCAGCCGTATTCACTGAGCGAAATCGGGGCCATTAATACTGCTCGACTGGATGTAATTACCAATCCATGCCCAGGTGGTAATTACTTCGGTATGCGTTCAGGACTTAATGCCAGTTCAGTGCAATCTCAGCGTGATGACACCTACACTCGCATGACTAACTATCTGGCGCTGACATTGGCAGCTAGTTTCGGTTATGTTGTGGGTGAAAACCAAACTGTAGACCTGCGACGTGAAACAAAGAGCACGATTGAGTCGTTCCTTTCTAACCTCGAACAACAGGGCATGATAGGTGATCCAAATGGCGGTCCTGCGTTCTCGGTACAAATTGATGCTGCAAACAACCCGGATTCACGTGTAGCACTCGGTTATATGCAGGCAGATATCCAGGTGAAATACCTGAACGTTGTTCGTTACTTCCTGTGTAACTTGGAAGGCGGCGGCAGCGTATCTATCGCGGTTTCAAATGCACCCCGTTAAATAAACCTCTAACCCTGCTTCGGCGGGGTTTCTTTTTTGGAGAATAAACATGCCGCAATTGGGCTATACACTGGGTCGTGACGTCGCAGTAGATATCAACACACCTACTGGCAAGCTGAGCATCCCTAAAATCATGGACTTCGACTCTAAGCCGCAAGTCTCTAATGACAAAATTACCCCACTGAATGGCATCACTGATGAACTTCAGATCCCCACCGGATGGAATGGCACCATTACCGCGAAACGCATGGATGGAACGTTAGATAACTTCTGGGCCCAGTGGGAAGAGAACTACTTTAACGGCATTGATCAGCAACGGGGAACCATTACTGAGACTATCCAGGAATCGGACGGTACTGTCAGTGTTTATCGCTATGAAGGTGTTTCATTCCATCTAACTGATGCTGGTAAGAAGAATGGCGATAAGACTGTAGATCAAACCCTGTCATGGACCGCTAACCGCCGTAAACGTGTCGGCTGATTTAAATAATAGGAATGGAAATGTCTAAGTTAACTGTTAATGAAGTGAAGAGCGGTGCGGCTCCTGCTGAGTCGGTAGAAAAGTTGAAGCAGGTTACGGACTCACGCGGACGCGTTATTAAGATCCGTGAATTGAATGCGCTACAAGAGGCTAGAGTTGTATGTGCCGCAGGTGCTGAGCATGCTATCAACTTTATGTATATGAACATGTATGTGATGCCCGCCGCTGCCGTGGAAAGCATTGATGGTGATGAATATTCCGTACCAATGAACCCAGCACAAATTGACGCAATGCTTACAGTGCTTGGGAAGGATGGATTACTTGCCGTGAATAGCTATCTTCAGTCCGAGGCAGAGGCAAGTAAAAAGGCTGATAACCAATTAGCTCAGGATGCAGCAGCAAAAAACTAGCGCAGAACCCCGATTTTCGCAATCAATGCTGGCTTGTGAAGAACGGGGTTCCTTTTAGCGTAGTGTTTAATATTTCTGAGTTACTCCCCCATGAAAGTTTTGCGATGTCCGTTGTGTTTACTGAATACGAGGGATACAGCACCTTCAATTGGAATACTAAACAATTCGAGGAAAATAAATAATGGATCTCGAAGGCTTCGCTCGTGAAATGTCCATCTCATCGAAAGCTATTCGTATTGAGCTGGAGGTAGGATTTAAATCAGTGGTTGAAGATATTGAGAAAACCGCAAAAGAGGAACTCGGTGTTTATCAACCTGCTGTTGGATCTTTCGATGCGTGGGATACATTAGCTGATAGCACAATGGCGTCTCGGGCCAGCGCTGGATACAGTGAAAATGAGCCGCTATTAAGGTCTGGAGAACTCAGAGATAGCATTCAAAGTGAAGTTGTTGGCTTGGCTGCGATTGTAGGGACTAAAAGTGACATTGGCCTTTACCAAGAAGTGGGCACATCAAAGATCCCCCCTCGCCCATTTATTGGGCCAGCATACGTTCGTAAGATAGATAAACTAATGGATACAGTTGGGTCATGCATCATGAAAGGATTTAAGGCGTATTGACCTGTAATCCTCTGGCGCGTCCGTGCGCCGGTGAATTTCTGTTCATCCATCCAGTTGTTTCAAGCAAGATCGCGTAAGTTCTAGTTAAATTCGTGAACTGTGTAGAAAATAAATCACTCGATTAACCAAAGGTTTATCTATTTGATAAACAACTGTGGTTGTATGTTGACGAGTTCGTCAAGTAGACTTCTTGTTAGATCATAACTGCGAAATGCGGTTTTGTTAGGAGAAGAAGCCATGAAAACATGCAATCAAGTAGTTAAATCACAGCAGACAAGAGTTGTTGCTGAGATGAACCTATGGCGTGATGGCAAAATCACCAAAGTCTATGCGCCAAGGATTAGCGAGGAAGAATCCAAGAAGCTCTCTCGCAATATGCTCGAAGCAATTAGAGCTTCCAATAATGAGTTTAAACTCATCGCGGAGTGATTTAGTGGATAAAAGGGAATTTAAAGGGCTGATTTATTTTAGCACTTCATATCGGATCCTTGAACAAAACAATCCAGCAGCCCTTTACTTCCACGAAGCATTTAAATCTTTCTGGAGGAATGGCTTCCATCCCTCAATAGGGAAATATATTCCATTCTCCCGCCCAACGGAAATTCTTTCACTAAGTCTATGCCATGCTCATGTTGATGCAGGCGCATACAGCGGCCGTAGTAAGACATCAACTAAAGAATGCTGGGATAGCTGGGCTACTGGAATTGGTTGGATTAGACCTACGAGTGATAGTTTTATAAGTTATGCGGTCAATAGCAAAAGAGATGTTTATGTAATCTCTTACCTTGATGATAAAGCACATGACTTGAGTGAACGCGCTGAGTTTACAGATCACGCCATAAGCGAGGCCTATAAATTTTATGCAGAAACTAAAACTACGCCACTTCCTTTAGATCAGCATCATACGTTGTTCGATGACTGCTGGTTAAAAGACAAAAAGTAAAACTAACCCGCTCCGGCGGGTTTTTGCATTCTAGCCCACTCAGGTGGGCTTTCATCTTAGCCAAATTTGTTTTTAAAATGGCGATCGCTGTTTCTACGGTTCATTTTGCTATTACAGTTGGGGCATAAATGCTGTTTTTTACCGTCAATTTCCCACGTGAAGTATTTCTTCTTAAAACCAGTACCACACACACTACATCGACGAGGCTTGAACATTGACGCTATGAATACGAGAACAATGATTCCTATTATCCATTCCATCTATCTATCCATTTTAGGTTTTTTTGTTTTTAGGGACAAAATCGAATTTATCTGACAGTGATTTTAATGTCGCCTCAGCCACCCCTCTAGATAGAGATGTAGCGGCGGAATCTATTGCTTGCTGAACAGACCTATTAACCATGTCAGTAAGTTGTTTTCTCGACATGGTTACTTTGTCATTGTCGTCAATCCTCTCGGCAAACATATCTATATCGAACTGGCTTTGAACCTTAACTGCTGGATTAACCAAAGCATCCTCAAGAATCTGCACGATCTCTGAATTCATTGATCTGCCATTTTTCTTAGCCCGCTCTGCTATGGCATCACGCATTCCGTCAGGCATCCTAACCGTAAATCGCTCTATAAAATTTGGGTCGTCTTTTTCAGTCATTTTCAGGGGGCCGCAATTATTTATGTAAAACAAGATAGCATCATATTGACATTACTCACAATGACATCATAATGGTGTCAGGCATCAAAATGATGCTATCGAAAGGAGGAGATAGTAAATGCAAGATGTACTTTATACCGGACGCAAGAACGATAGCTTTCAGCTTCGCTTACCTGAACTAATGAAGGAAGAAATACGTCGCATGGCTGAAATGGATGGAATTTCTATCAATTCTGCGATTGTGCAGCGTTTAGCGCGGTGTCTGAGAGAAGAGCGTTCTAATGCAGCTTAGAAACAACGAAACCCCATTGGTTGCAGCCGCAGGGGTTTCTAATTTGTCAGTATCTACCAAGGAACTAACAATGAATAGTTTAGCAAAGTCAAATGCAAAAAACACGCAAACTTCCGCAATATCACAGTTCCATTTTGATACTCATGCTGTTCGGGTGTTAAGTATCCATAATGAGCCATGGTTCGTTGCTGCTGATTTATGCCGTGTGCTAGAACTATCGAACCCAACCAAAGCCATCATGAATTTAGATGATGATGAGAAAGCCCTAACTTCAATTCAGGGCTTAAGTCGTGGTAATGAAGAGGCCAATATTGTAAGCGAGTCAGGAATGTATACACTGATACTCCGTTGCCGTGATGCTGTAAAGCCGGGAACCATACCTCACCGAGTACGCAAGTGGGTTACTGCCGAAGTTCTTCCCGCAATTCGTAAAACAGGAAGCTATGGAAGTCCACGTAAGTCCACCAAGAAAGCATTGCCCGGTAAAATCACCATCGAACAACAGGAAGCGGTCAAACAGTTAGTAATGAATCGCGGCAAGGCTCTACCAAAAGAGAATCAAGCCAAAGCCATAATCACTATGTGGTCGGCACTGAAAACCCACTTTGGTTGCAGCTACAAAGAAATTAATGAAGATCAGTTTACCGACGCTCTGTCTCTGGCTGCGCGAGTTCCTATTGAAGGTGAGTTCCTCGGCAAGCAGGAGGCGTTACCAGTTCCGAAGTTAGAAGTTAGCCTACCTATCCAGTGGTGGTTCGATAACAACCCAGCGGTTAAATACGGTAACCGAGAGAACATAGCCAAGATGAAACAAAACCATATTTGTTTCACCCCGTCACTCCACGTAACCATTGATATGCTGTGTGGTGACAGCGATACATCTGCTGCGATACAGCTTATTAATATCATGGAAATGGCTGGTTATGATGTTTCAGCCCCGAAAGCTGAAATTGTTGCGATGCGGAAACATATCGCAAATGTTGAATATGGGATGAAAGCAATATCCGACGCCTGTATTCGAGCCAAAAACAAAAAGGTTATCTTCCGCGGGAAAAAAGCAGAGATAACCATTAACTAACAATTAATTCAATCCCAACACCAAAACCCAACCCACTTAACTGTGGGTTTTTGCGTTGTTTTGCACCATCTCACTGCTATCATGTAACGAACTGTTATGGATGGGGATAGGGACATGAGAAACATTGGCTTAGCTTCGGTGATTGTCATTTTATTAACGTCAAATTCATTTGCGGCAGAATTAAAAATAGGTGAGAACGCTCAAATTAAGGGTGATGGATGGGTTTGCAGAACACTAGATAAGGCCATTGCTTCAAGAGCCATCAATGAAAGTTTAGAGCAAGGGCTAAATCCAGACACATATCAGCTATCAAACGGATCATGCATTACCTATTCTGTAAGGCCAATGAAAATAGTAGCTTTTGATGATTATCTAATTCCAGGGTTTCCAGAAAAAGGGAAGCTGTTTGTATCCGTAATTGAGCCAAGATCTGGGGAAGTTTGGTATGCCTTTACTGGTTTTCTCCAGCCAGTTAAATAACTAATTTTATTCGAACGATGAGACCCAGCCTCCGCGCTGGGTTTTTTATTACCAAAAATCGAGGCCACTTATGGATACCCAAGCTTATCGTGTTGCCGTAAGGTTGGCACTTGACGATCAAATAACTCGCAGCCTCACCCAAGTAAGCCGAGATGCCATTAAGTTGAATGAAAAATTCATTCAAATGGCAAAAAACATAAAATCAATAACGTCCTCCGCTAAAGAAGCTGAACGTGCCGTTAGTAGCATGAACAAAGCGATGAGTAATCAATTCTCTTCCGCCACGAGAGGAGCGAATGAATACTCAACTGCCATGAGAAATGCTACAGATAACGCCAAACGCATGAATGACACGGTTCGTAATGCTCCAAGAGTATCAGGATCAAACCTAATGCCATATCTTGCTGTCGGCGCAGTTGCCGCCTCTGCATCTGGCGGCGGTGGCATGAGGGGGTACTCAGGCGGAGGAAGATCCTTAGGGCTACCTTCACCATCTGGAAGCGGTGGTTTTGCGGGGCTTAATGGTTGGGAAAATGGTTCACCTCCTGGTGGTTGGGGCGGTGGCGGGAGTGGCGGCGGCGGCGGAACACCACCAAACTCTCGCGGTGGCCGCTTTACCAATGCAGATGGAATGACAAATTTAGCAACTGGCTATCTTGGTTTTAAAATGCTTGATGGCTTTGTAGATCAGGCTGCCAAATATCAAACAGTAACTGAAAAATTTAATCAATACGGACTTGGTGATGTAGCCCTTAAGGATGCAGAAAAATACGCGGCAGCGACCAAAATCACGGGTAGTTCAAACACTGACATGCTTCGCTATCTCACTGAAGCTCAGGGTGTGTTTCGTGAGTCAGGCGCATCTACTTTGCAAGAGCAGCTTAGAGGGGCCAAATTAGCAGCGCCAGTGATGGCAAAAATGAACTATGCAATGACCGGTCTTGATGAACACGCCAAAGCAATGACTGAATCAAAGCAGATGGACATGTTAAGGTTTGTCGAAACCGCAGGCGGCTTGAAAAGCCCAGAAAGATTTAACTCCCTGATGAACGCAAGCTTTAAGGCTATACAATCGTCTGGTGGTAACGTTGACTTTAGCCAATATCGCCAGTTTATGGCGAGAGCTGGAACATCAGCTCAAAATTTATCGGACAAGGCTCTGTTTGCCAGCTTGGAGCCGATCATTGGAGAAATGAAAGGTAGCACAGCAGGCTTTGCAAACCGGACTTTATATAGCCGACTCAATGGGATTATCAAATTACCAAATCAAGTCGTCCATAATTTAATGACAAGCGGTATATGGGACGAGAGTAAAGTTGAATTAAATAAGATGGGTGGAATTAAAAAATTCAAAGGAAACCCATTAGTTGGTGCAGATATTTTGTCATATGAGGGTGCATCAGCATTCTATGAGAAAGTGTTATTGCCATCATATAAGAAAAGAGGTCTTTCACCCTCTGAAATACAGCGAGAGAACGCCTTAATAGGTGGGAATACTGGCGGCATGATGCTCAACTTAATTGATAAGCAACTAACGCTTATTCATCATTCGGAGCAGGCATTTTTAAAAGCCAGAGGCTTGGATGAATCTGCAAATGCAGTCGGTGGAACGTACAGCGGCAAGATGATCGACTTCAACAAGAAGTGGGAAAACTTACAACTGGCAATGGGTAAGGATGGAGGGTTACTTGATACATTCACCCGCGGACTTGAATTTCTAAGCACGACGCTCCAAAAGATTACTGATACAGCTAAAAAACATCCTGACGTTGCCAAATTAGTTGGTCAAACAGCTCTTGCAGTAGCTGGATTCGCGGCTCTAAGCGGCGGGGTGTGGGTGCTCACTCATGCTGCAGGGGCTTTAATCGGACCACTGAAGTTAGTTGGATGGGGAGTTAATGCACTTCTTGGTGTTGGTGTTGGAACTGCTGGGGGTTTGCCAGCGCTAGCAACGGCACTAGGTGGATTGCCAGCATTAATTACTGGAATACTCGTTGCAGTAACTGCCTATTCAGCTTATGAAGTTTACCAATGGTACAAAAACGGGAAAACAGACGATGATTTTAAAGCAGCTACCGCCGCTGCAAGTAAGGGTAGTTCATCATTTAACGTTACTAATCCCAATGCTGCTGATGAATATCGACGCTTAATTAATCCGACTAAATATCCCTCGCCACCACCAAAGCCAGCTTCAAATAATAATCAGCCAGTTAACTTGTTGATGACACATGAAGGGAGAAAGGTAATCGTTGCTACCGTCATGGATGGAATGGGGAAAGAAGCGTCCAAGCCGCCAGCTAGCACGAGTGCCTTTGACTCATCCATGCTAATGGTCTATCCAGGTCAAGTAAGCTCACTTTCAGCCAACTAACGGAGTTGCCATGTCGTTTATAAGCGCATTGAATAACTTCGCGCAGGGGTTAGATCCGACTGTCACTCGGCTAATACTGGGTGATTTTGAGTTTTTAGGCTTCGAAGTCCCGACTCGTCTGGCTTTCCCTGGCAAGCAGAAAACCGTCATTCACCAGATGATCGGTGGAAAGCGGACGATTGATGTGCTCGGCACTGAATACGACCCTTTGACATGGAGCGGCATCATCACTGGTGCCCAGTCAAACGATCGTGTGATGGCCTTGGAGCGCATGCGGGATGCTGGCGATCAGGTCATTATGACGCTGGACGGCTACAGCTTCACTGTTGTGATCACCTCGTTCACACCGTCATATGATTTTATCTACCGGCGTCCGTACACAATTGAAGTTGCTGTGGTGTCACGCAATGACTCGCCATTGAGAGTTGATGCTCTCACCGGCGCGTTGGATGCATTGGTAAATAGCGACGTAGGAAAGGCGCTGGGACTTTCTGGCATCATCGATATACAAAGCGTGACTGATGCTGTTACCGCCGTGCAGAGTGCTGTTAGTCAGGTTCAGGATATTGCTCATGCGGTAGTTGGGACAGTGCAAACTATCGTACGTCCAATTATTGCAGCGCAAGTGCTGGTCCAACAGTCGATTAATCAACTCGAGGCTGCCGCCAATGATATTACATCGCTTGGTGGCCTGGTTCCCGGTAATCCAATATCAAAAACCATTAGTAACTTACTGCAGCAAGCCGATCTGACAACTAGGATACCTGCGCTATACCAGTTGCAGAATGTTCTTGGTCGGCTGAATAAGAACGTCACATCTGGCCAAACGGCTGATGGTGTGCGCTCTATTACTTTGTCTGGCGGCAATCTTTACCAGGTGGCATCAGATCAATACGGTGACCCGTCACTGTGGAACAGTATTGCATCAGCGAACAACCTAACTGACCCGCAATTAACTGGCATTAATACGCTGACCATCCCATCCAACCCAACGAGTTAGCCATGGATGTAAATAATCCGATTATTACCTCTAGCGCCCGGCATATATCCGGGCGTTGTCTTTTAAATGGGGTGGAAGTTCCGTTTGTTGCTTTTGATGTTGAAAATAACTCATTTCGCGGTGCCTCGACGTTTAATTTAACCCTCGCAACCTCAGCAATGCCCTCTGATATGGGGTTACTTAATTTTTGGGCTAAGCAGACCACAATCAGAGTTGAACTATCAGCCTCAATTACAACGGCTGCCGGCACTGATGAGAAAAAGCTAATTATCGGGAATATTGATAACTGGCGATATGACCCAGCTAGATTTGAAATACAGATTGATGGGCGTGACTTTACTTCGCTTTTTATCGATGCCAAATCAGCAGGGGAGAGCTTCAAGAACTACACCAGTTCACAGATAGCGACAATCCTAGCTAACCGGCATGGATTGAAACCTGTAGTCACAAAAACAACAGGTCTGTTTGGCGATTTTTTCCAAATTGATTCGGCTCATTTGACTGGGGAGCAAACGGAGTGGGACTTGCTCACTACACTGGCTGGCATTGAAAACTTCTCGGTGTATGTGAATGGAGACAGTCTCTACTTTGGCCCAACAGTTGACCCAAAAACGAGCGATAACTATGTGATCCGCTGGCAACCATCCGGCATGCTTTCATATCCGCAATGTAACACCAGTGATGACCTGTCTTTCTCACGCGCCCTGACTATTTCAAAAGGGATAACGGTTGAAGTTCTTAGTTGGAACTCAAAGCGAAAGAATCAGCAATTTATGGCTTCATTCCCGAAGTATACGAAGGGGATAACTCCCGGCGCGGCGGTTGCAAAAACCAATGTTTACCGTGTAATTCGCAATGGGCTGACGCCAGAAACAGCAATGCAACTGGCCCAGTCTATTTACCGAACCATTGTGGATCAGGAAATGAAGTTTTCCTGTTCAACCGCGGGTGACAATTTTCTTACTCCACAAACAATGGTGCGCATTGAGGGAACATCCAGCCCATTTGACCAACTCTATTATTGCGAGAGCGTGCGCAGGACGTTGAGTTGGGATACTGGCTACACAATGACCGTTAGTGGCAAGAATCGCAGTCCGGCGCTGGAGGTATCTCAGTGAGAGCATTATTAAACTCTATAGCAGGAAGGGCACAGCAGGCGGGGGCATCATTTACAGGTACCAGGGAGGGAATTATCACTTCATATGACCCAGAAGAGTATGCAATCAAGGTAACTCTCCAGCCCGATGGTGCTGAAACTGGGTGGATACCGCTTGATTCTCCTTGGGTGGGTAATGGGTGGGGTATGGCGGCGGGGCCAATGATTGGCGCATCGATAAAAATTGATTTCGATTCTGGCAATATTAGTAATGGGTCGGGTGGCGGCCAGCACTATAACGATGTCGACCGTTGCCCGGCCCCGAAATCGGGTGAATTCTTTGTTGTGCATGAGTCAGGGTCAAGTTTCAAATTCACCAATGATGGAAAGGTTAGGGTAATTGATAGTTCCGGTTCAGAAATAGTGATGAATGGTGACGGAACTGGTGAGATGACTTTTGCCTCCGGATTGACTGTAAATGCCAACGTGAAAGTTAATGGAGACTTTGTAGCCTCTGGAGATATATCTGACCAAAACGGTGTTAAGGGCGTACTCCAGAAAATAAGAAATCTGTTTAATCTCCATGGACATGATGGTGTTCAGTCCGGATCAGGAACAACCGATACACCAAACAATTCAATGTAGGTAACCCATGTATGATCTCTATCACTTCATAGGTGGCGACATAAGCGCGTCACCTACGGGAGACCTGCGGCCTGTTGATAGTTCGACACGCGGCACTCAACGAATATTACGCCGACTCATGACCAATCCAAGTGAGTATATTTTTCATCCTGAATATGGTGCTGGACTTGGTCAGAAGGTTGGACAGTCGGTCAATAAAAACGAATGGGAGGCTTTAATTAGAGGACAAATGCTGTTGGAGGATTGTGTGGCACAGTCACCAATACCAAAGATAACACTCACTCTCATTACTGATGGTGTCAGCGTATTTATTCAGTACACCGATGCCGTATCCGGCACCCCAGAAACTCTAAGCTTTGACGTGACGAGGTAATCGCGTGGCATCTCTCAATATTAAATCCTTCACTGACTTAGTCAGTGATCAGGTCACTGCAATGCAAGCGAAGGCTCGCGGCTTGGTTGATTTAAGTATAGGCAGCCTGTTAAGGGCATTAGCTGAGTCCAATGCTGGAATAGCTCAGTGGATACAGCAACTAATCGTAACTTTACTCGTTACTACCAGAGCATCGACCAGTTCTGGCTCAGACCTTGATAGTTGGATGGCTGACTTTGGGTTTCTTCGATTGTCTGCTGTGCAAGCCTCAGGGAATGTCACATTTAGTAGGTTCACTGCAACTAATCAAGCGCTAATACTGGTCGGAGTCGAGGTTACAACTACTGATGGAACTCAGGCGTTTACTGTTATCGCAGATACAACAAACGCAAACTATGATCCGGTGTCCGGTGGATATGTAATGTCTCCTGGCATTGCCGCGATTTCTATTCCTGTTATGGCAAATACAGCGGGACTGGCGGGGAATGCTCAAGCAGGAACGATCACTGTGATTTCTGGGTCTATTCAATTCGTTGATACAGTCACCAACCCGGTAACGTTTTCAAATGGTGAAAACGCCGAGTCTGACCCAGCATTCAGGGCAAGATTTGTTTTGTGGATTGCATCATTAGCAAAGGCTACTAAAGAGGCTATAGGGTACGCAATCACTAGTATGCAAAATGGGGTAACTTACACCCTCACTGAAAACTATGCCTATAACGGAACGCCACAGCCAGGGTATTTCTACGCAGTAGTTGATGATGGTAGCGGAAGTCCATCCAGTGATTTTATCTCTTCTGCCTACAATGCGATCGACGCTGTTCGTGGTTTTACAGTGACATTCGGTGTATTTGGGCCGGAATTGGTGACGGCAAACGTATCTATGGTGCTAACTACTGACCCATCAGGAAACCATACAGATATTGTTTCTATTGTTACCGTGGCACTTCAAGACTTCATCGCAGGGTTATCGCTTGGGCAATTACTTCCTTTCACTCAATTAGCAACGATCGCATATGGTGCAAGTCCTCTGGTTACTAATGTGTCATCGGTAACCCTCAATGGCAGTACGTCAGATCTTGCGGCATCAGCTAAGCAAGCAATTCGTGCAGGAACAATAATGGTGAGTTAAATGGCTATAGGTGACCAGCTAGATATTGAGGGGAGAATTAAGTCTTTATTACCCCCATCATGGTTTGGTGATGACCATCCGCTTATGAATGCAATAGTAACAGCTTGTGCTACATCACTTGCGTGGTGTTATTCACTATATGTTTACGCTCAATTGCAAACCCGAATTAATTCGGCAACAGATGGTTGGTTAGATATTATTGCCAATGATTTTTTCGGAACTAATATCCAGAGAGTTTCAGGTCAATCTGATGATTTATTTAGAAACCAGATAAGAATTAATTTATTTAGGGAGCGAGGCACCAGAAAAGCAATTATTGATATTCTTGAGGATATTACTGGGAAAACACCTTTAATATTTGAACCTCAAAACCCAATAGATACCGGTGCGTATGGAGGACCAACACTTGGTTATGGCGTTGCCGGAGGGTACGGGTCACAACTAATCCCCTATCAAGCATTTGTGACGGCATACCGGCCTTCTGGTTCAGGGATACCATTTATTGCTGGTTATAGTTCCACACCATCAGGATACAGCTCTCCCTCGTGGGGAATGTATGCCGAAAGAGACATGATTAACGGAGGGGCAACTGATGAGCAAATATATGCTGCTATAGCCTCTGTTAAAATGGAAGGGACAATTGTCTGGGTTCGTATTCAGTAAAATCAAACAATACAAATAAGCTAATCGAGAATTAAAAATCTCGGTGTTTATCATATTATCTGGAGAAATAAATTGGATAGACAAATAGTTTACCCAGGCGCAATTCCACTTGAAACTGACCTGTTAAATACTAATCGGTTTACAATGATTGCAATTGCAAAGTTAGCTGCATCTGTCATGGGAAGCAATACATACTTAAATGGTCTTGCCTGTACTGCCAGTAGCCCAGCATCTATGGTAATTAACATTGCACCAGGAGAAATTTATAGCCTTCAAAATATTGACTCTACTGCATATTCATCATTACCGGCAGACACTGCACATAGTATTTTAAAACAGGGTATCTTATTAAGTGCAACGAGCTTTACCCTTGCCGCACCATCAATAGCAGGTCAGAGCATCAACTATCTAATACAAGTTGCATTTCAAGATGTTGATTCTGGCGCAACAGTATTACCTTATTACAATGCTTCAAATCCATCTCAGGCTTATAGTGGTCCAAACAACTCGGGCATAGCTCAAAACACCATTCGTTCCGGTGTGTGTAGCGTATCCGTTAAGACTGGCGTTTCAGCTACAACCGGATCGCAAGTAACACCTTCGCCAGATGCTGGCTATGTCGGGGCATATGTTGTCACTGTCAATCAGGGACAAACAACAATTACTTCGACAAGTATCAATTTAGCACCCAATGCGCCGTTCTTGCCTAAGAATGGGTTGGTGTCAGGCATACAATCAAACACCATGAATTACTCCGCGGATACTGGTACTGCGAATAATTATGTAGCCTCTTATTTTCCTGCTGTAACACAATTAACTGACGGCCTGAGACTGACATTCAAGGCAAAGAATAGCAACACAGCATCATCAACATTTTCGCCAAATGGACTTGCAAGCGCACCTATTTATACACGTGTTGCGGGAGCGCTAACAGGTGGCGAAATTGCACAAAATAAGATTATGGAGGTTGAGTGGAATAGTACATTAAGTGCGTGGACGCTTATTTCTGGTAGCGATCCACTGGCTCTAAGCGCACTCCAGAAGTCAGCAAACCTATCAGATTTAGCCAGTCCACAGACAGCGCTCACTAATCTTGGTCTGACGGGTATTGGAATTGGGTTGCCATCTCAGACATCAATATCTAATTTTGATTTTCAAAATTTTGTATTTACATCTGGTGGGAATTACTTAGCTGTTACTACAAACTGGTTAAACGCACCAGCCGGAGTTAGTTACCCAACTGCGTTAGCAATCAGCATAACTGTTGATTATATCACTGTTTCTGGCGGTCAAATCGGATTAACACTTGTTCCTAACACCGCAGCATCCGTAAACTTTAAAGTTTACAAAGTGCTATGCGTTGGCGCACCTGGATCCAGAGTGTTTACAGTTAGAGAGGATTGGAACTCAGCAAACCCAGTCCCAATTTCTGGCGGCGGGACCGGCGCAACTGCTGCCGCTGGTGC